TTGACGCTCATCAAAGCCTTCTGGTTTAAGGATATCACGCATGTATTCTTGTGTTGGCCCAAGACCTGACATAGGGGAACCAATTCCACCTCTGATTGCTTCGTAAATTTTTCTAAGGTTACTTTTGTCTTCCATTTTCTTTTTGTTTTTTTAGTTCGCGTTCTTGCATTAACAGTTGTAAGTCATGCCAACGATACATCTTCTGATTTACATCATCCCAAAACCAGCCTTTGTAATCTTGCGATTGTTCCATTTGCTTAATTTATCATAAAGTTAAGGTTATATCACCATTTGTTTTAATACTAACAACTCCTAATTGTGCATTGCCTTGGTAACCATGGGGGCTAACAGGAGTATGTAATTGTAACCACGCGTTTCCAGTGTAAACCTGCAGCACGCCAATAGATGTGTTCCATATCACATCTCCAGCGTTAAAAGCAAAGGTGCTTATTTCACTGTCATTAAACTGTGGTGTCGAATTTGGGTCAAACTTTCCTAAGTTAATCTCTAGTATTCTAACTAGCCGATTGAATATGTTCGCATCAACCTCAGTTAATGCTAATGGTAACCTACTATCAAGAAGCTTTGCCATTATCTTCTGCCATCAGTTCTAATATCGAATCTATTAGCTCCTAGTCTCCACTTAAATCCGGTGCGTGCTGCTGTATCTGCATCGTCATCTGACTGTACTCTAAACACCATTTGTCTTGCTCTAGTTCTAACAAAGTTTTGTGTGGTAGAACTGGTAACATCGCTGGTTGAACTCGTTGTTAAACTTTCGCCCGGATAGTTTCTAGATTTTAAAACATAATTTATTTGGCCGCTTGTAGGGGTGGATCCAAAAAATTTAACGTCAGGAATAATTCTGCTTACAAAACCAAATTGCTCACCTTCGTCAATATCGATATCACCAGATTCAATAAAGACATTGTCCATTGGGACACCGTCTGCATCTGAGCCAGTCTCGTGATTGTATAAAATGCTGCTGTTCCCTGAGCCTTCTGCTGCCAGTGGATTGTCAAATATTCCCTCATCTAACCAAGCTGTTCTTGATAACTCTCCTATGCTCCAAACGTTTTCTAAGTAATTATAAGTAATATATCTATCTATATCATCACTGCTTCCAGAACAATAGAACCATCCTATCTCATTAAACTCTTTGTTGCTAAAGCCGAATATTTTAAATGATTGTGTTGTATTCAAATCATCTAAAACATAATTAAGAACACTAGAGGTAACCCTTTCAACAGCCCCTGCGTATTTATAGAAGCCATCTCTAGCCATCCAATAAACGCCATCAGGTGCATTAATAGCAGCATTAGGAGATATCATGCCAACATTTTCATTAATTAGATTAACGCCAAATGTAAATGGAGCGCCAATAAACTGCATAGAGTATAAAGATATATCAGTCCAAATAAGTATTTCTTGTCTTGCTCTAAGGGCGCCAACTATTTGAGATCCTGAAGACAACCTAATATCTCCCGCTGTATTGGTAGCTGTTGGCTCCCACTCTGTAATACTTTCTTGACTGCTAAACGCTATAAGCAAAGGATCTACGCTTCCTGTTCTAGCGCTGCCAACAATAGGATCTGCGCCCAAAACAATAACATGACGATCAATGTCACTAACAATAGTTTGCAAGCCTTTGGTTGGCGCAAGATTGGCTCCTGATAAAGATGTAATATCTACTGCTCTAGTTGTTACACCGCTAGACGTATCCCAATAATAAACACCGCCAGCTCTTGGATTGATAATTAAATCTTCACCAAATGCATCATGCGACCATAATCTTAATTGATTAGCAAAGCTTGCCGCTGCTGCTGAACCCCATGTGCTAGATCCCCATGTGCTCACACCCCAACCTGTGGATGGAACATAAACATTTAGACCTGTATTAATTTGATAGGTTCCTACTGTAGATCCACCACCATTACCACTATCTCCAGCTGCGGCCAATACTGGATCGCCACTAGTATCTTTAGCTTCAATTGTATAAGAGTTAGCATTAACAATGGTTGCTATTTGATATTCTTGATTAAGAACTGTAGCAGTAATATTAGCGCCAAGAGATGCCGCGCCTGAGTATGTTACAAAGTCATTTGCCACAGCTCCATGAGCTGTATCGGTTACAGTAATGGTTGCATCTCCAGTTCCCACTTTAGCAAACGTTACATCACCAGCGCTGGTTGTAGATCTTATTGGAGTAACATCATTGAAGTTAGCTCCTTCTTTAACATAGTATTTTAGGTTAGTTCCCATGCCTAGAAACTTAGTAGAAGATAAAGAAACCCAGCCAAGCATGGCGCGACAGGCTCCCAAGAAAGTGTTTAAACTATTTTTAGTCCAACCACCTATTTTTTCTGGCAATCCTTTTCTAAAACGAACAAGATTACCATCAGCCCAACCGCCCTTATCCATAAGGTCTGTCATCTCTTTGTTGATGCCGGGTTGAAATGTAAGTTTTGTTAAAGGCATATTCTATTAATCTGTTTTACCTAAAGGACTGAGCTCTGGTGTTTTGTTTATCTTTAACAAAGCTTTAAGCAAAGAATCCTTTGAATCTATTTTATTTAAAGTTTTAATGGTTTTAGATACTTCAGTTAAATTTTTTGTACCGTCATACACATCAAAAAATACTTTATTAATTGGCAAAGCAACAAAACAAAACATGTCGATTTGGCCATTTCCATATCTTACCATTTTATTTTGGCGAATGTTATTAACAGTTCTTTTACTTGTGCGCAACTCCCAACGATAATAATCGCTATCTCTTCTTGTGTATACAGCATTTGTAGTTTTTACTTGAACTCTATAAAGATTGTTGTCGTGATCAAGAATAAGATCAGCTTTATGTCCTGGCGGTGTAGGTATTACAGAGTCGCAATATCTCAGCATGTAAGATGCTGCTAGATATTCTCCTGCTAATGATATCCTAGCAGAGGATTCAGACATCTAGCCTCCGTTATATGTGTTGCCAGTCCTTTCCTTCAAACATTAAAGCCTCTGCTTCTCTTCTTCTTGTAAGGCCAGGCAATACTTTGCGCTCACCATTTACAGTTGCTTTGTTCCATCTTTTTATTTGTGCAGGAACTTCGCTGTATTCTCCTGCATTTAATTTTTTTAATAAAGTAGATACTTTTAAATTAGCGGGACCTAAGTTATACACCCAAGAAACCAAAGCATCAAACTGACATTGGTTCATTGGCACTGTAACAAGAGCATTTATGTAATGTTCATACTCATCATCAAGCTCACGCCATAACATAAATTCTGCTTTTTCTTCAGCCCACTTATCACCTTCTTGTACATTTTTGGTATGGCCATAACCTATAGTCCAAACGCCCGCAGCACATTGGTAAGCCTCAAGCTCACAACCTTCAAATTTTTTTATAAGCTCAAAACCTTCGTCTGAAGTGTGCATTAATTTCCAAATACGATTGTTACAAAAGCGATGAACAAAGTTCCTATAAAACCAAAAGTTCCAAACATTGCTATTCTTAGGGTTTTGTTTAAATCGTTCATCTCTTGCTTTATCTCTGCTGTTTCTTTGAATATAGTCTTCCATCTTTCCTCACATTTTGCTTCATGCGATTTTAAGTCTGATGCTACAGATTGAACTGTGGTTCTATTCGCCATCTTTTTTATCACTCGAGTTGGAAGCTCCAAAATAAAACGATATAACTGCCGATGCCAATCCACCTAAATATCCTAACACTAAATTAATTAAGGCTTCAGAATTTTGTTCGGGCGGTTGTAAGGTTACTAAAAAAATATAACCCATAAATCCGCCAACAACAGCAATACCCATAATTCTAGCTGTCCAATCTTTGTTAAAAGTTTTTCTAGCGTCTTGTTTTTCTACTGTTTCTAGTCTAAATATATCTACATCTAGCTCTCTCATCTGAAGTTCAAAATCTTGTTCAGCCTTTTTAAGCTCTAACATTTGTTCTGGAGTAGCCGCTTGAATAGCCTTGTTAATAGATTTTGGATCTGATTGACAACCAAGAACCCCAGCAATAACCGATGCTGCTTGGCCGCCTAACGGACCACCTAAAGCTGATCCTAAAGTTGGAGCAAGCGCTCCTACTACATTTTTAATTAAACCAAATTTCATAATTACCCCGCTAATGGATTTTTATTTTCTAACTTGCTTTCTAATTTATCTACTTCTTTGTTAAGAGATTGAATGTCAGCTTTAATTGTAGCTATATCTGTTTTTATTTCAGTAACATCTGGAACAGAAATACCATCTATTTGTTTTTCTAAAAATTGTACTGATGTTTCGATAGATGCAAAACGTTCTTCAATAACTTTTTGTTTTTGTTCTGTATCACCTATTCCTCCTATTTGAGCCTCTAGATTATCCAGCCTATTAACATATTGGGCGCCCTGGTAGCCGAAGCCAGCCAGCGTTGTAACAATACCAACAAGAGCTATTAATTGCGTTGTTTTATTTTCAAACCAATTCATTTGAACCTCCTAAAGAGTTGGCTGCATTTGTTTTAATTCAGTCAAAGTTTTTATACTCTGTCCTGCCAGCCCATAAAAAGCCGCAGTATTATCTGAAAGGTTGCTATTAGTATAAATGCTTTTTGGTTCATACCAAAATTCTTTTTCGGGTATGTTTACTGCTCTGTAACTATTAAAACCTGGCAAAAAGCTCATAACCGCTATAATAGCGTTTTCTGAGCCATACTCTCCAGTTTCTTCTTGTTTGGCTGCAACTTGTTCTTGAGCTGTTTGTAAGTTTTGAGCAATAATATTTTCAACGGTAGTTTCTGAGTCAGAATCAACAGATGCAATAGACGCATCCATCTGATCTTGCGTTGTTTCTGTTGTTACGTTAGCAACTGCTACCTCTGTTGTTACCGTTTCTGTTCCCGCTGTTGTTGAACTAAAAGAAGAATCTGATACAGACATACTGCTCATATCAAGAACTTGATTGGTTTGAGCTGTAGAGGATGCAAATTGATCTGACATGCTGGGAGAACTGCTGATACTAATACCAGCGTTAGATGAGTTACTTGCAGCATTACCTGCGGCCACAGTATTCCCGGTAGCATGTATAGAATTACCAGTGTTAGTACCGCTAACACTCTGATTTGCGCTTCTTATTGTAGATGCAACCACTCTAAGAGCTACCTCTCTACTAATTGAACTTTCGCCT